CTTGAACGCCTCGTCGGGCGACAGGCTCTGGGGCTTGATGCCGGTGCCGACCGCGTTGGCGACGAAGGCTTCGATACCGGCCTGCGCCCAGGCATTGCGGCGCACGAGGTCACGGCTCTTGCCACGCAGTTCGGCATTGGTCGCCAGCATTGCCGCGACCGCGCCGGGGTTGCCGGGCATCCACGCCAGCGAGCGACGGCCACGGCCCGCCGCTTCGTGAACCGGAGACTGACCGAAGAGGCTTCGAATCTTGGAATACCAAGCCATCAGAACCCCTTCGAGGTCGTGACCCGGATCTGGCGCGGTGCGCCAGGCAAGAGGCCGGTTTCGGCTGCCTGCTGCAACAGGCCGCGCTTGACCTCGCGAATCGCGGCCTTCAGGTCATCGACCGAGCGGTACTCGACTGTCTTGTCGCCGAAGGTGACGCGGTGTTCGCCCTTGGCGAGCGCGGATTCCAGCGCCTGGAGTTGGACTTCTGTGTAGGCCATCAGCGGTACACCACGAGATTGATTTCGGAGGAGTCGTCGAACGACGCTGCGGTCGTCGCGCAGGAGATGTCGACGTACTGGGCCGTCTTTAGGTCGGAGCTGGCGCGCACGACGGCTACGCGCTGCTGACCGGTGTTGGTGCTGCTGCGGGCGAGCGCCGTCCAGCAGTAGTTCGCATCCGGCATCGCCACGGCGAAATGCACGCGGTACCGGCCCGCCGCCGTGCGCACGACGCTGGCCACATTGCGCGCACTGGCGATCACGACCTGACCGCCCACGTAGCCGAAGCTGACCCACACCCGGGCGAGGCCTGGATGCGTGGCGTCGATCTTGGTCTTGACCTCGAAACCAATGCGCGCCGCCAGTGCGCCAATGCTGGACGCGAGGCTCATCAGGCCAGCGCTCCGTCAAAGATCACGACGAAGTCGGTATCGGTGTTCCCGACATCGCTGGCCGCCACCGCACCGATGTTGGTGCGGGCCTGCAGTTGCTCGGCCACCGTCAGGGTCTGCGCCGCGTCGAAACGCACGCGCAGATTGACTGCGGCCAGAAGCGCATCCAGTCCCGTGGTGCCGTTCTGCAGCAACTGCTGGATTTCCACCAGGGTGTCGTAGGCGGCGTCCGCGCCACCCAAAATGTCGGCCTTGAGCGCGTCGAGCAGCGACACGATCTTGTTCGACGAGTAGGTGCTGGAGGTGGCGATCTGGCTGTCGTCGATGGCGGTGGCGGACAGCACCGCCGCCTTCAGTTCGTTGATCGCCGCGACCAGACTCGACTTGTCGGTGGTGGACAGGCCAGCGAGATTGCCCGCCGTCGCCCGGACGTCGTTGAACTCCTGGGCGACCCGGATGACCAGGCTCTCGATACGGGTGGCAAGACTCATGAAAACTCCTCTGAAAATCAGGACAGCCAGCGGGGATCAGCGAAGCCAGCGGCTTCGGATGACCCGCCGCCGTGATGGGGTTGCAGAAACAGAAAGGCCACCTCGTTGGGTGGCCTCGTCTGGGTCGAATGCTTGAATCGGGGGTGGCTCATCCGGTGGCCGTTCCATCCCGAGTTGGCGCTCCAGTTCGCGCCAGTGGCGTTCCTCGAAGCGATCCAGGCCCGCCGCCGATGCGGCCGCCCGGGCGTACACGTAGCAGTCGAGCGCTTCATTGCGCTCGCGCATCTTTTGCCACTCGCGCACCGGGAAGCCGTTGCGGTCGCGGCGGGTAATCAACTGTTCGGCGCAGAGCTGCTGGATGAACTCGGCGTCGATCTTTGGCAGGTGGACGAACCCCGTCGGGTAGACGGTGGTCACGCCGTCCTCGCTGACGTCCGCGCCCTTGCGCAGGTTGTTGTAGAACTCCAACTTGGCGATGCCGACCGCCACCGAGAACACCTTGATGCCCCGGCGCAGCTTCTTGCCGCCTTGCGAAACATCGATGGCCGTCGGCGTGCCGATCAGGGCTGCGCCGCGCGGCACCCCTTTGACCGGCATCACGCGCGGGTCACGGCAGGCACGCACAAAGGCGTAGGCCTCCTGCGTCGCAAAGCCGGTGTCAAGGGCGAAACGGGCCAGCGGCATCGCCGCGCCCGAGGCGTGCGTCCAGTTTTCGGCAAGCAACTCGGCCAGTCGCTTCCACACTGCGTCGCGGGCGGTGTCGCCCATCAGCACGCGGTGTTCGACCAGCCAGGATTCCTTGCCGCGCCCAAACGCCCAGATCGATGCCTCGATGCGATCCTTCTGCACGTCGGCAGCGCCCACCAGGAGCAATCCACCCGGTGGCACCGTGCCGATCCGGTATTCCTCGCGGCGCTCGACCAGCCGTTGCCAGTCGGGCGCTTCGCCTTCCTCGACCCAGGTCTCACCCAGCTCGGTGTTCTTGAAGGTCTTGATGGCGGCCGCCGACCCCGATTCCTTGTTCACCGAGCTTTCCCACGCGGCGGCAATGTCGCGCCAACCGCGCCAGCCCACCGGGCTGTAAAGCGACGACAGGTGAAACCCCGCCGTCTTGCCGGTGCCGTCGCTGATCATCGCGCGCCATTCGCCGTGCTCCAGCATCCAGGTCTTGTGGTGCTCGGCAATCGACTCGTCGCACGATTCGCAGATGTACGCCGCCGTGTCCGGTTGACCCTTCTCCCATCGCAACTGCTCGAAGCGCAGCCACTGTCGATGCGAGCAATGTGGGCACGGCACGAAGTAGCGGCGCTGGTCACTGGCTTCGTACTCGCGCTCAATGGCCGACGCCCCCGAGATCGTCGGCGTCGACACGATGAAGATCTTGCGCCGAGCGAAAGTTCGCGTGCGCGCCTCCGCCAGCGAGATCGCATCGCCTTCGCCCTCGACGTCCAGTGGATAGCCGTCTACCTCGTCGAGGAACAGATACCGCACCGGCATCGAGCGCAGTCCGACCGCGCTGTTGGCCCCGGTCATCACCAGAACACCGCCCCGGAACTCCTTGGCCAGGATGGTGTTGCCCGAGTCGCGTGACCGTGCCGGGGAGATCAGTTCGCTCAGCGCCGCCGACTCCTCGATCAACGGATCGATCCGCTGCTTGGAATTGCGCTTGGCCATATCCACCGTCGGCCATACCGCCATCATCGGCCCCGGCGCGTGGTGGATCACGTAGCCGATCCAGTTCGAACCCATCTCGGTCGCACCGAGCTGTGCGGCTTTCATGAACACCACGCGCTCGACCGGCGAAGTCGGTGACAGGCAGTCCATGATCGCCTTCAGGTACGGCGTGCGGCTGGTGCGCCAGCGTCCTGGCTCGGCGGATGCCTTGCTGGAGAGCATCCGGTGGCGGTCCGACCATTCGGACACCGAGAGCAGAGGATCGGGCGTAAGCCCTTCACGCCACGCGCGCTCGATTTCGGCAGCGCCTTCGTATTCAACATCCAGCATCAGTCCACCCGGGGTCGCAGTTCGCCCAGTTCCTGCAGGTGCTCACGTACCGCCGCCTCCAGGGCGACGTGCATCGTGTGCGGATCGATATTGAGCTTGGCCGCCATCTGCGCCGAGATGCGCGCTGGCCAGTTCAGCCACGCATCGCGCTCGGAGCGCGCCAGCTTGAAAACGTGGGCGATGGCCTGCGGCCGATCCACCAACTCGCCCTTCAGCCGGGCCAGACGCACCTTGTTGGTCTGCGCCTTGACGACCTCATTGACCGTGCGCGCCTGAAGCAGGGACGCGCCGCCAGTGGGTAGGGCCGCAGGCCCATCACCGCCAACACCGGTACCGCCTTCCGGCACGGCGACCTTTGCGGCCTTGGCCCGCGTACCGGTCTTCGGCACATCGGAGTTGCGAGCCCACTCGCGATCAGCACGGTCGGCATCAATGGTGCCGTCAGTCTCCGGCGTGATCCGACCTGCGCGAATTGCCTTGTGAACAGCGGTGTCGGTCACACCACGGTGACGGGCGTAAGCGCGAATCGAAATGCCCATTTTGAGAACCGGTTGCCCCTTCAATCATTTGTTCGTCATTCACTCGAAATCAGCTTGGCTTCTCTCTGGAACAGCGCGTTCATACGGACGTCATCAACACCATCAAAGGACGCAGCAATGAGCAAGCTCGAACAACTCCTGACCCAGATCGCGCAAAGCAAGCT